CACACTTAACGTGTGTTTAACACGTTCTATTGGCTTAACTAATCTAAAGAGCCTTTACTCTTCTAGATCAGCCACAGTAAATCTGTGATACCTGACTAGACTTGAAGTAGACCGTGTGGTTGATTACCACCCGGTGCTGACTACATGCCTTCGGTACCCTGCAGAGTCACTACTGCATGCATTGGGAGGGCTAGCCCCCCGCCCCTTTGTAGGGACGAAGGTCGTAGTACGTACCTTTAACCATAAATCTGTTAAAGCTACAAACACAAAAAATATAGTGACTAGAAAGGACCGTTCTTACGGTACCTTCAAGTCTCTGCTAAGGAGTCTCTGCCGTTTGGCAAAAATCATCTTAGCACTGTATTCTAATGTTTCCAGCGTAGATTTATCTCAGGTAGTAGATGAATATCGAGATTTCCTCTTTTCATTAAGTGACTCAAGAGGTATCCCATTTATGGTATCCTACAATAAATTGTGTAGGAATGCCATCATGAGATACGTCTCCGGAGTGCCTCTTAATGATGTTCCAGGGGTAAAGCTTATTAATGGGTGGCCCGAAGGGCTACTATTTCTTAAGCCTTTATCCACCGATAGTGAAGGGTGTAAGGCTTTGTTAACCTTGCTAACGTTAACAAGAGCCATCCTCTTAAAACCGGTACTTGACCTTTCAACTATTGTCGAGCCTTGGACTGGAGAAGATAATATAACTTCTTCCGAATTCCAAAAAGCAATGACTAGTTTGAAGGTCCGATCTGGACAGGTAGATGAATGAAGCTTTCCACACCTAACTACTAAGAAAGGTCCACAGGGTCAAGCGATTCTGTCTTCGCTATCTGAACTTACCTTACTTCCTCAAAAACTAATAGATTCTATTATTCTATTAGGAGGGAATAAGCTGGGTATCATGATTAGAGAGAACATAGAAGCGCTTGATATTGTAGCGGCTGTTAGTCCGCTACTTAAACCCCTGGACTCTTCTGTAGCTAGATGGTGGGCCTCTCTTTATCCACCAAAGAGCAAATCTTTTCGAAAATTATCCTACTTCGCTGATAAGGAAGGGAAGGTTAGAGTTATTGGGATTCTTGATTATTGGTCTCAGTCATGTTTACGACCTCTTCATAAACGGGTTAACCGTTTATTAAAGAGTCTAAAATGTGATTGTACCTTTGATCAGAATCGTTTTACCTCTATCTTACCGACTCTTAGGTTAGGTTCAAACTCATATCATTCCCTAGATCTTTCCGCGGCTACCGATAGGATGCCTATTACCCTTCAACGAAGGGTGGTAGAGCATCTCTATGGGAGCCGTGAAAAATCTGAGAATTGAGTTTCAATACTAACTGAATATCCGTTTAACATCTCCGGACAAAAATCCGAAGTGTTTTACGGAGCTGGCCAACCAATGGGTGCATATTCATCCTGACCAGTGATGGCATTAACTCATCATCTAATCGTTCAGGTAGCTGCTCAAAGGTGTGGTCTTAGCGGTTCAAGGCTTCGACCTACCTTTGAAGCATATGCCTTACTAGGAGATGATATTGTTATTGCATCAGACTTGGTTGCTTTGGAATATAGAAAAATCTTGGCTTCTCTTCATATGCCTGTCTCTTACGAGAAAACTCACGTTTCTAAAACAACGTTTGAATTCGCGAAAAGATGGTTTCATGAAGGTAAAGAAATCACAGGTTTTTCTATTTCCGGTATTTCTTCAGTGTGGAAAAGCTATCCACTGCTGCAGAATTACTTAAACAACCAAGCCAGTCATGGATGAGTGTTACCAATTGAACGGCACCCTGATCTAATCCGGGCACTACATAAAGTTTTATCCCGTTCGTTCATTAATGAAAAAGTTGAACGAATGATAAAACTGTATATGGTGTTCAACCAGCTCTTGACCTTAAAAGGTCAGAATAAAACGGGGTACTTAGCTTTGCATAACGCATTGCTTGAGTACTTCGGTTTTAATCTTTTTGAAAAGTTGATTTCTGATCAACCTATAGATATCATTAAACTGATATATATTGAATCAAAAAGAAGACTGGTGGAAACGGACCTGTATTCTTTTCAGAAAGATGTTTATATAGTTAATGCTAAACTAAATAACTTCGTTTCGTCTAGAATATCAGAGGCTAGGGTCGATCATGCCACAGCTGAGTTTCTAAAAGAAACTCTTTCTGTTGTCTTAAACTGGAACCATCCAATGGTACTTAGCTTAAATAGTCTAATTGACATGTCTACAGAGTTCTTATTGAACTACTGAGATGAGTCAGTTAGTTCCGATTTCTTATTTGAAGTCGGGCTATCTAAGTATAAAGTATCAAAGGGTGTTTTCTCTATGAGGGCATCATCAAGCATAATATTAGCTGAGTCAGCCGTCCTTAAGGCTTTTCTTACCACATCCAAAGATTTTATTGAAGGGAAAATTTCCCCTTCATTAAATGACTCTGGGTTCATGGTATTAAAACCTGTAAGTCCGCCGGATCCATAAAGGATCCAGTAGCGGCTGTGAGAAGGTTTAAGCTACAGAAGCTTATACCACGATATAGGAGTGGGACCGGAGTTAACCGAGTCCGCACCTAAATCGAGGCTTTCACAGTCTGTTCCCCCTCTTCCGAGAGGGACAAGCCCCCGCCGGATCCATAAAGGATCCAGTAGCGGCTGTG